GAGCATCTTGAAACACTGGAACCCAGAATCATCATCAAGCGAGTCCTGAATGTCGACGGCACAGATTACGGCGCAACCAAATCCATTAATGAAGACGGTGATGAAGTGCTAACCAGAGCGCCAGTCTATACTGATGATACCGCTGGAATGCTTGGGGACAAGGCTGTACGTGATAACGAGGGCGTTCAAACAGGAATAACCCCAATGGTATTCAACGAAATGCCGCAGTGGTACGGGTGGAAGCGTGATTAAACTCACTCAGGGGTGTAACTGGTAATGGCACAAAAACTATTTGATCAAGTTGCAGTTAATGCAGACTCAGGCTCGTGGATTAAGCCCGATACTGGGATCCTAACAGTTTTCGCATGGGGCACATTCGACGGCGCTACGATTAAGATCCAGTTTTCACCGGACGGTGTTGAGTGGTTTGATGATCCAACAGGCGAGTTGATCTTCACCAACAAAATACTCCGCACACAGTATGTTTCTGTTGGAGTACACATTCGCGCAGTGCTGTCCAACGTGGGTGGCTCAACCAACGCGAGTCTTTGGTTGCTCTGATGCCTAATTTTTTCAACAAAGTTGAAATAGCAGGAGGATTAACCAAGACTGCTTTTGGAGATTTGATAACGGCTGAACTCACCCCTGTTGTTAATGTCGATTTCTCTTACGTTTTACACCCCGAGCTTGTTACTACACGATTGAATAACGGCGCAGCGTCAATTGACGCAAACAGGATGAAGCTATCCACTGGCGCAGGAGCCAACCAGTCCGCCCAATTATTCACCAACATTCCGATAAAGTATTATGCAGGTATTGGAGTCGTTGCCAGATTCACAGCCCTATTCACCACAGGGGTTGCTGGGTCTACACAGATCATTGGCATAGGCGACAGCGGCGACTTCCTCGGTATAGGTTTTGACGGTGCTGATTTCGGCGTTTTCAGACGAAAGGGGGGTGGGCCAGAAATACGTTCACTGCAAGTAACCACCGGAAGTACGACAGCTGAAAATATAACAATTACATTGAACGATGATGTAGACGCAACAGTTGCTGTTACTAATTCCGGGGATGCAACGGTCACTGCAAATGAAATAGCAGCCCATGACTTCTCAAACCTTGGCAGAGGATGGAAAGCGGTTCCAAACGGGGACACGGTTAATTTCATCTCTTATTGTGCTGCGCCGTATTCTGGAACATATAGCCTGTCTGGCGCCACGACAGCCGTAGGGAGTTTTTCACAAAAACTTCTCGGCATTACTCCTATTGTGGAGGATTGGGTAAAACAAACAGCTTGGTCTTATGATAGATTCTTAGAGGCAGACGATCCTGATGCATCGCCATCAGGCATAACACTTGATCCAGCGAATGGGAATGTATTCCAGATTGTATTTGGATGGCTCGGTTTTGATGCTATGGCATTTTATATTAAGCATCCTGTTACACGAGAATATGAATTAGTGCATGTGATTGAATATGCTAATGCTAATCTTACACCTTCAGTGAATATTCCAACATTGCCGATCTGTGCAATTGTAGAGAATACAACAAATACCACCGATATGGTTTTGTACAGTTCGTCTATGGGCGGGTTTATTCAAGGGAAAAAGCCGAAGGCGACAGTTAAACACGTCCACATTATTGATAAAACATTTACAGACGCAACTGTTGTCCCTGCTATTACACTGCATAATAACGGTGTATTTGCTGGTAAGATAAATCGAGTTAGAATGAGGCTTACAGGAGTATCGGCTGTTGTTGATTCAGGCAAACCGATAGCTCTTCAAATTATTCGAGGCGCAACATTAGTAGGCGCTTCATTTTCTGAGCACAATGTGGGAGAGTCTGTTGCATTATTTGATATCGCCGCAAGTGCTTTGTCTGGGGGCGAGACTGTAAAGGCTTTCCCCGTAGCATCTGGAGATGATAAAGACAAAATTTTAGATTTAGCTTTAGAGCCAACAGAATTTATAACAATTGCTGGTGCTCAAACAGCATCGGGCACTGATTCCGTTACTAAAATTATTATCGAATGGGAAGAGGATTTCTAATGTTCAACTGGCGACCAAAATTCCTATCTAAGGCATCAGCTGTATCGTCGCTGATATCCATGCAGACGCTCGGGCGAGCTATCTGGACACCACGGAAGTATGGTAAGTTTGCGGAAGAAGGCTATCGCAAGAATGTCATCGTATACCGCTGCATTAACGAGATTGCTGGAGCATCAGCCCACGTCCAATGGATGCTGTATAGGCAGGATGCGGAAGGCAAGAAGATTGAGATCATGCAGCATGAGCTGTTGGATCTATTGCGCAGACCTAACCCACAGCAAGGCGGTGCTGCGTGGCTGGAGAGTGTGATGTCGTTCCACGAGATTTCCGGTAATGCATACATCGAAGCAGCGATGGGGACAAGCAAGCCCCAAGAGTTGTACAGCTTACGCCCGGATCGGATGAAGGTGGTTCCTGGTGGCGACGGTCCACAAGGGTATGAATACACTGTGCACGGCAGCAACCATGAATGGCCTGTTGACCCAATGACGGGCCAGAGCGATGTGCTGCACGTGAAGACATTCAACCCGCTCAACGACTGGTACGGCATGAGCAGACTGGAAGCAGCATCCTACGAAGTGGACATCCACAACGAGACGCTGAACTGGAACAAAGCATTACTGGACAACGGTGCTCGCCCAAGTGGTGCACTCGTGTATTCACCCAAAGACGGCCCGCAGAAGCTGGACGACGACCAGTACAACCGCCTCAAAGACCAGATTGACACGCAATACTCCGGCAGCAAGAATGCGGGTCGTCCTATGTTGCTGGAAGGCGGCATGAGTTGGGTGGAGATGGGGCTGAATCCAAAGGACATGGACTATGTTAAAGCGAAGGACACAAGTGCACGTGATATAGCACTCGCACTCGGTGTGCCGCCTATGATCCTCGGCATTCCGGGCGACAACACCTATGCAAACATGAAAGAAGCACGTTTAGCACTATGGGAACAAACAATTCTGCCCCTGCTGTATAAGATCATATCAGAACTCAACAACTGGCTAGTCCCACAGTTCGGCGAAGGCATTATGTTAGGCATTAACGAAGATGCCATCCCAGCATTAGCGCCTCGCCGCGAGATGATGTGGAATAGGCTTGAGAATGCTGACTTCCTAACGCCAAACGAAAAGCGGGAAGCAGTAGGGTACACAAACATAGGTACAATCGGGGATCAAGTCCTCGTCCCTGCTACCATGCTGCCTTTGGGCTTTGCTGTCGAGGAAGAAGACGGAGATGAAACGGAGAAATCTTTTGCAACATGGCTAGAGAAGGAGCTTGGGCACACGAAAGAGAAAGCTACTGAGCTTGCAAGGATCGGATTCAGTGGCAAAGCTTAGCGCAATACGACTCAGAGTAAGTATCAGCTGGTGGCTGATCTACATCTACATTCCTGGCTTGCACCTAGCAGCTTGGATCACAGGCAGGGAGCCAAGCTGGGGGAGGATTGAATATTGGATACACAAAGCGATAAAAATAGAGCATCTCAAGTAATGCCTAAAGGCATGTGTACATTGCAAGTCGAGCCTGCGTTCTTAGCAGACCTGCTGTGCCTCCCAAACGGGGTAGAGGTGGCAGGGTGTTTAGTGGACACACAGTCCGGAGAGCTGTTCCTGCACCTAAGCGGTGTGGGCGATGAACTGGACGGGAAGAAGACGAATCTAACAATACACAAGCAAGTGGACAGGACTGGGCGCTACATATTAACAGGCGAATTGAATACATGCGGCTAGTAAAACAAGTCAATCTTGTAGGGGAAGCGGCAAGACAGCGCGAACTCACTATACAGTTGCGCTTAATGAAGCGGATTGAGGGCACATTTATGTTCCGATACCGTAAATTGTTTGTGAAATACTCGCGTGCTGCCGCACAAGCGTATGAAATTGGAGGTAAACGGGGTGCAATGATTGCACTGGAAGGGTTCAAGAATGGGTTGCGCCCTATATTGCTAGCAAATATCACCTCCGCAATCACGACATTTGGCGAGCGAACCATAGCAAGCTTCAACAGAAACAAGAAAGCAGGAGAGAGCGCATTCGATTTAGCAGTGCAAACCTACTTGCAACAGCATGGGCTGGTTAAAATCGAGCAGATTACAGACACAACACGCGACCAAATCCTGAGCGTTATCGCGGCGGGGGAGGCTGAGGGGCTTGCACTTGCTGAGATATCAGCAAAAATCGTAGAAGAAACAGGAGGTTTGGTTGCTAGAGCACGCGCACGCACCATTGCGATAACGGAAACGCACAGTGCAGCAACATTCGGCAGCGATATGGCAGCAGCAGCCACAGGATTGCCTCTTATGCGTGTATGGCTTTCTGCTGAGGACAGTCGCACACGCCCAACGCATGTTGCTGCG